AACGCTTCCGGGACTGTGAGTACAGATCCGGCCCGGATGAGTTTTGCAGAACTGCGGGCTTATGAGAGGCAGCGCAACAAGAAGCGCTAGGTGCTCTATGACAACCGTTAGTCCCGGATTGAAACTCAGCGGTGAGCGTTTGAGTTCCACTATCCGTCAACGCTTTGACGCTAAATGTGCCCCTAAGAATGCGGATGGTTGCATTCTCTGGCTAGGGTTCTTGAACAATAAAGGCTATGGAATGCTTGGGATCTTGAACGATTCCAAGAAGAAACATATGGCCTATGCGCATCGAATTGCATGGGCTCTGGTTCATGGTGATATACCAGCTAAATTAGTGGTCTGTCATACGTGTGATAACAGAGCTTGTGTAAATGTTGAGCATTTGTTCTTAGGAACTTACAAGCAAAACACGTTAGATATGGTGAAGAAAAATCGCCATTATTGGAATCGGCCTCTGCCTTGGCAGAAATTGGTTCCTACTGACGTAGAGAGAATTCGAGATCTGCGCTTTTCAGGTTGCACACAGCAACAAATTGCTGATTGGATTGGTGTGAGTCGTCCGCTTATCTCCATGGTTTTATCCGGGAGAATCCAACACGCTAGATAACCCTTTGGAGCAGCGAACATCACCCAGCAACTCCTAACAATGTCGTATATTACGAACGAGGCATTGGTAGTACTTGAGAACGAACTCGTAATCGCTAATCGTGTTGAACGCCAATATTCAAACGAATTTGCGCAGACCGGAGCGAAAGTCGGAAACACAGTCAATATCCGCCGTCCGCCCCGTTATATTGGTACTTACGGTCCTCCACTGAATGTAGAGGACACTTTTGAGACCTATGTCCCGGTAGTCTTGAACTACCAGTTCCATGTGGACGTTCAGTTCACGACCCAGGATCTCGCTCTCTCGATGGATATGTTCAAGAAGCGGATCCTGAAGCCCCAGATTGCCACCGTGGCTAACCGCATTGATGCGGATTCTGCTCAGTACTTCACGTTGTCTACGGCTAATTCTCTCGGAACTCCAGGAGTACAGCCGGCCAGTTACAAGATTTTCTCTGACGCAAGGGCGATCCTGGCCTTGGAAGCCTGCCCGACTGAAGGGGAGAAGAACTGTGTACTGGACCCGATTTCCATGTCAGCGGCTACGGATGCCATCAAGGGCCTCTTTAACCCGCAGGCAAGGATTTCGGAGTACAACGAGAAGGGAATGGTGGCGAAGGAGTTTGCCGGCCTTGACTGGTGGGAGGATCAGAACGTTCTGTCCTTCACTACTGGTGCACAGGGCGGAACTCCGACTATTCCTGCGACTGTAGCAGGTACGGCCCTTCTGACCTCAGGGTGGGCGGCTTCTGGAACCTTGGAGACTACGGGTTGGACAGCCAGCACCGGAGTTATCAAGGTAGGGGATGTCATCCAGATATCCAATATCTACCCGGTAAACCCGCAGAACCGTTTGCAGTATGGTCGGGCCACGAAGCAGTTTGTGGTGCTGCCGCCTGGTGGGTTCTCGACGCCTCCGAATGGAGCGGCTACGACTGGTATCTACTATGCCGCAGCTTCTCTTAATAACGGGACGTTCAACAACCTCTCGGGTGTCTACACCTCAACTAGCGGTGGACTTCTGACCCTGACTATCGGGGATGCTCTGATCTCCGGCGGGCAGTTCCAGAACGTCACAGCTGCTCCAACTGGAACGGTGAACACCATCACGGTGAACGGTGGAACGGGGAATGCCGCAACCGTAAGCCCACAGGGACTTGTCTTCCACAAGTACGCTTTCGCACTGGCTTTTGCTGACCTGCCGCTTCCTCAGGGAGTGGAGATGGCAGCGAGAGCCTATGACGATGAGGACGTGGGGATGAGTATCCGCTGTGTGACCCAGTACACGATCAACAACGATTCGGAACCCACTCGAGCAGATGTGCTCTATGGACCGGCATCCTTGTATCGTTCGCTGGGTCTACGGGTGAACGGATAGGAGGGTTTATGGCTAATGTAAATCCAGGACCGGCGACTACTGCTAATCCAAATAGCGTAGCCGGTTACATTCCTGTCAACACTCAGACCAACTCCGCACCGGAGATGACGAATGCCTTACGTTTGATTGCGACGTTTCGGGGGTTTAATTGTGCCGCTGTTGGAGATTATCCAATGCCGGTATTCAATACCTCCCGATTCGTGCCATCAAGTGTATGGTTTGCAGTCAATTCATCGACAACGGTTGCTGCAAGTGCAGCGTTTCTCTCCGCAGCTTCAATCGGAATCTATCCGGCTGTAGGCGGATTAGGAACGGCACTTGTTACGGCTGCGGCTGGTGTGACGTTGGGATCGAGTCTAACGTCCGTGACCACGGGAACCGTTATTGGCACGACTGCTGTGACTGCACAGACGCTCTACCTTCGGGTGGGGACTGCTGCGAGTACGGCGGCGTACTTTGATGTTTTCTTGTTCGGCCACGATCTTACGTGATGGAGAAGAAGGCCGACATAAGGGTGATGGTTGCAACACCCACGTACGACTATCAGATGTGCGTGGATTACACCTCATCCCTGATGGCGACCACCATACATCTGACCCATCTTGGGATAGATGCACGGGCAAAGTTTGTGGCGGGATTGTGCTTTATCGACCTCGCACGAAACGATCTCGTAAAGCACTTTCTCGCCACCGACTGTACCGACCTATTCTTCATAGATGCTGATGTCGGGTGGGACTGGCGAGTGGTAGCACGGTTTCTTTCCTACAAGCAATTCATCGTTGCAGGTTTGGTGCCTAAGAAGTGGGCACCGGACGCGGGTAAACAACCTCCCTTTCATGACAACGCCATGACGGGGGAGACTGAGGATGGATTACTCGCAGCACTAGAGGCTCCCACGGCCTTCATGCGGGTGAAGCGTGAAGTCTTTGCGATTCTTGATGCTGCCTACCCGCATTACAAGGATTACAAGACGATGGAAAGAGGCATCCCATACTTTCAGACCGGGTATTTCAAAGACCCGGTTAATGAGGATGTTTCCTTCATGGGAGAGGATATTTTCTTCTGTCGGCAGTGGTGCCGATTGGGAGAAAAGCTATGGATTGACCCGAACGTAAACTTCTCCCACAGGGGAAGTAATGCATGGAAGGGCAATCATCTGGAACACTGTTTAGAAGTCGGTAAGTTAACCAAACTTGATGAACCGCAGAAGGCGGCTTAAGGAGATCACATGCCTGGTCCAGCTACTTATACTCAGGGCAATATCAAAATGATAATGCTCTTAAGCGTCGCGCTTACTCCAGCTTCAGTATCTAATGCAACCTCTGCCGAGCAGACGTTTACGGTAAACGGATTGCAGGCAGGGGATTTTGTGGATGTTGTTAAACCCACTACCCAAGCCAATCTGGTTCTTGGTGGAGTGCGGGTATCGGCAGCTAATACGCTGGCTATCAACTTTGCCAATGTCGGAGCCGCTACGATTACCCCCACAGCAGGTGAAATATACTCTGTCAAAGTCACCCGCTATGAGAATGCGGCGCTCGGTTCCGCTCCCTCAGCGATACAGTGACATATGTTCGACGTACGACCGTTTACACCGCTCTATGCGCCTAATGCGGGTGGTGGAGCTGGCGGCTTAATAGCGAGCGTTTCCATCAGTGCGGTAGCCACTGGCGCTACCTCTGCAGCTTTACCAGGCAACGCCCAGACCAACGACTTCAACCAGATCCAGATAGCCAACACCTCAAGTGTCTGGGCCTATGTGAACTTCGGTCGCAATATGGCTGAGATTCCAGCCGCTACGGTGGCTGCGAGCTATCCAGTCGCTCCGGGTGGAGTGGTAGTTATTACTGTGACTTCTGAAGTTGCAGCGGCGAGTGTGATTCTAGGCAGCTCTACCGGCACGGTGATCTTCACCCGAGGGTCAGGCTCGTGATCAAAAACCTTGGAGCTGCGGCTGGAGGTGGTGGCGGAGTCGCGATAGTAGGCAGTAATTCCACCTTCTCAAGTGGAACAGTGGTTTTCACAGGTTCAGGTGCCCTTACTGTCTCAACGGGTGCCGGATCAATAATCTTTTCCGTTCCTGCGACCTCAAGTTTAGTTGGCGTAGGGCCGATATCGGTAAGCACAGCAGGCTCTACTATCTCTGTCTTACAGAATCCCATAAGCAGGTTCTTTGTCCCGGACGCTTACTTTCTTACCCCTCTTTCAGCTCCCGGGAATGCAACCATGTCGATTCAGTACATGGTCGTGCAGGCACCTCTTTCAGGTTCCAGGATCGATGCCCTGATGGCTATGTCTAATAGCTCATCTGCGGGAGCTGGTACTGTGACTCTCCAGCATTCCCGTTATGCCATCATCTACACGAAGAACGTCAGCACGCTTTCCAGTCTTTCGTCAGGCTCGACCCAGACTACTTACACGTATGCTTCCAACACAGCGGGAGCAACATATCTTAGTAACAGTGCGATCTATCCTCTTTCGGTCCCCATCAATTTCAGCATGACGCCCGGAGAGTATTTTGTAGGGTTCAATCTAGTAACAGCAAATACCGCCGGAAGTGTTACCCAGTCCATGATGGGTGGAAACAACCTACAAAGCGCCATGAACTATGCTGACTTTGGCAATACTGCTACGAGCACTAATGCTCAAGGCGGGATGGGTGTCTATACGGCTGCGACTACAGGGGTTCCAACAGCACCGCAATTAGCCCAGATCGCACAGACTGGAGCATCGCAATCCCAAGCAAATATTGCGCTCGTATTCAGGAATTCTTAATGGCCTGGTACACGCAGGGAGGCAAGGTTGTCATTGGTCCTGGTGGGCAGATTTTTGATAGCGGGACAAGTGTAGCTATCTCGGCATTATGGGCAAATGATGGTGGGGACAAAGTTACACAGGATGAGACTCGCGCTACTACAAGTTCATCGTCTGTAATCAACACTTGTTGGGACGGCACGAACATTTTGCAGTTTGGCGCGATGAACGAGGTCGTTTCATTTAACATCATCCTCGAAGCTGCGAACAAGGCAGCTCAGTCAGTAGCCGTGACGATGAGTAATCTTGTGGGGCCAGGAGGCTCGACGCTTCGCTGTGATCAGACGAGGACTTCAGCAAATCTTTGGAACTGGACGACGACGGAATGCGAGCTTTTCTACGTCCGCTATTTGCAGATCAATGGCCTGTCGCCGCAAGCTTATGGCACATTGACGGGAAGTGCTTTTGAGCCGCAAGTCCCGACGAAGTTACGGATGCCAAGTGGTGGGTCGGTCTGGGCGAATCGCCCAAATGCAGCGAAGTATTACCCAGAGATCGCGGTGCCGTTGGAGCTGGTGCCGACGTTCACCATTGCGGTTGGACACAATCAGAGCATCTGGGTTGATGTTTACATCCCCAAGACTGCGACCAACGGGCTTTACACCGGCACAGTGACGGTGACAGAAAGCGGTACGCCCACGCATACGATTCCTGTACAGTTAACAGTCCGAAACTTCACGCTGCCTGATCTTGCCAATGGCAGATCATTCCTTATCACAGGCTACGGGGACGTAGCCCAACGGTATACCGGGAGTTCGTCCCCGGTTATTCCGAGCGCCGCCGACACCCTTGCAAGACAGGTGCTGAAATATCAGCGCATGATGGCACATCGCCATAAGCTCACAATGCCGGATGATGAAGAATTTGATATCTCGTTCAACTATGGGACTAATCCTGGACCTGCCGCCCAGTTGGCCCTTTCAGGATCGCTGTTCACTTCTACCTATGGTTATGCTGGACCCGGATATGGAACCGGGATGGATCTTTACTCTATAGGGACATACGGGCATTGGCAGAACGCGACCGCGTGGCCTGCTACCCAAGCAGGATTCTGGACTAATACGAACGCATGGGAGACATGGTTCGAGGCGAATGCACCGAGTACACAACGTTTTGTATATCTCCTGGACGAGTCCAGTAACTATAATGCCGTACAGACATACGCGAACTGGATGGCGACCAACCCGGGCGTTGGAGTGAATCTGCCCTCATTCGCCACGCTCCCGTTGGTCCCGCATGTTTCTGCCTGGAACTCTGCCACGGCCTATGTCCTCAACAATATCGTCGTTTCCAGCTCCGTTCTTTACATCTGCATTCTGGCTAACACTAATCATGTGCCACCGAACGCGACTTACTGGAACGTGTACGCTCCTTATAGCGGTAACCCGACTGGAGCCACGAACTCCAATGGCTATACACAAATAATCAATCTTGAACCTGCGCTTGCTTACGCTTGCAGCAGCAGTCTTGGGGGCACGACGGCGTGGAATGCTGCCTATACCGCATTTGCCGCCCAAGCAGGTCGGCAGATATGGCGCTACAACGGTGCGCGCATTGGGCAGGGGGCCATAAACACGGAAGGGGACGGGACTGACCTTCGCGCTTCATGGTGGGCCTTCTACAAGAAGGGGATCTACCGCTGGTTCGAGTGGGAAGTCACTTACTACAACGATTACCAACTCGGCGGTGGGCAGCGGGATTTGTTCAACGAAGCGCGCACTTACGGCACTGGTACGGGGGATGGCATCAAAGGCACGCTCTACGGTAACAACGGTGAGGGGGTGCTTTTCTACCCTGGAACTGATTTTGTATTCCCATCGTCCTCATACGGAGTCGGTGGCCCGTTCTCAAGCCTGCGCTTAAAGCACATCCGGCGCGGTGTACAGGATGTGGATTATCTCACGATGGCTAATGTGATCAATTCTAGCGCGGTCACTTCTGCAGTCTCCGCGATCATCCCGCAGGCGCTGTGGGAAGTGCCGGTTTCTGATACCAACGACCCGACCTACTACGTTAATGCGTTTCAAACGTGGCCGAGCGATCCCGGGACGTTTGAAGCCCAGCGCCTCGCACTCGCGCATATCATAGATGGATTATAGACTATGAGTTTCCCGTCCTTCGTTCAGAATCCGGTAGCTATCAGTACCGCAGGGGTAAGTGCCTCCACTTGGACAACGCTTTCCTCAGGTGCTCCCGCAGGAGCAACTGGGATGACGATTAAACTTGCAGGAGGGGTTGGTTCTGCTGCAAGAGAATTTCGTGGGGCAGATTCAACCGATAATTATGTGTCTGATGCATGTACTAACCAGCAATATACGAGGTGGTGCCGTCTGCAACCTGGTCAAAACGGCGTAAATGATTTCCAGTATTACAGTGCGGCTGCGGCTCCAGCAAATGATGTTATTACTCCCCTTGTATTCTGGGGACCGGAAGCGACCTTCCTGCAAAATATCGTTGCGATGTCCACCTTGACGACTTCTTACGCAACTTACGGAACTGGTGGGAATGCGCCCGCAGGGCTGGCAGCAGTTTTCTCCATCCACGGCACGAACGACTATGATGTTTACTTCCGCCATCCTTCCAGTACGGATGCGTTTGACAATGGTAACGAAGGAGTGGCCCGCCGAGATTGGTTCTGTGCTTTGAATGGAACGCAGCAATATGCGGCAAAGGCAGGTAATGCAGGGCGACAGCCATATCTGGTGTGCTATTTCACGTCAAATGTTGTTGTTCCTGCAAACGGTATTGCAGTTACGCGTACACCCGGGACTGCTGGTAGTTATCAGAATCTGAGTACATCCGGAGATACGAATCCTATAGGGGCTGCGTATTATCTGCATTCTCCATCTACAGGATATGCCTACCAGCTTTCAGCTCAAGGAACCTCCTGGAGTGCGCCAAATGTTGTTCCAGGCGGTGGCTATTCCGGAGGAGATGTTGCTTATACGCCCGCTCAGGTGAATATCGCCAATCTTGCTTTGGTGGTAAGTGAACTTGCCTACTTCACCGCTGGCGCTGGTGCTAACGCTATAGCGTGGGTTACTTAACATGCCTATAAGCGTATTTCATGCCCTGACAGCCACCACGCCGGATAACACTAACTTTGAGATTCGCCCCTTAGCGCATTGGAATGCTGGGCATGTTGCCACAGCTAACTTGTCCGGTAGCGAGATCATCAATGCGTTCTCAAATACAAATGGGGTCAGTTTCGGCCTAAGTAATGGCTTGGTTACTATCTCGGCAGTAGGTGCGCAGCCTCTCATTTCAGCAGGAACTACGAGTAACTTCCTCTCCCAGGTCGTCTTTTCAAACTCCAATGGCTTAAGTTTTGGTCTGAATGGATCGACTCTTACAGGCAGTTACTCGAATCTTAATATCTCTGCCGGGACTGCCAACAACAATTTAGCTTCAGTTGTTTTCTCAAATTCCAATGGCGTGAGTTTCGGGTTAAGTGGCTCGACTATTACGGCCTCAATTCCTGGGGGTGGAGGAAGTACCTTAACTCTCATCGGGGTGGGGAATACCACTGGACAATCCTCATCCAGTACGATGCCTTTCAATGCGTTTTCTATTGATGGGGCTGGAGCAATATCGGTAGGGTTGAGTAACGGATCATTCCTTGTCTCTGCCCCCGCGACAGCTGCCCTGACCCAGTTCTCAGGTGGAATGTCCACTGCCGGAAATACGGCGGGAACTGCAAGTTTGGCGACTGCCCAGCTCGTTATCGTTGGCTCAAACAATATCTCTCTCTCCCAGTCCTACAACTTAGGCAGCGCCACACTTTCAATTATCGGGACTGGTGGCCTTGCAATAGTCGCAAGCAACACGACATTCAGCAGCGGGACTGTAGTTCTGTCAGCCGCTGGTGGGGCGCTGACTATCTCCAGCGGTGCCCAAAGCGCGTTGTTCTCTGTCCCCGCTACGTCCTCCCTTGTTGGAGCGAGCGGCCTAACAGTCTCGACTGCAGGGTCAACGATCAGCGTAGGAGCTATCCTACAATCAAGGTTGGATGCATGGCCTTTAGGTCAAAGCACTGTCCAGCAGCAGACGAACCTTTCAGCGAGCTTCAGATATATCCAGTTACCACAAGGGGTGACTTTCTCCCGGATAGACGTGCCTTGTCTCGTATCCATGTCCAATGCCGCAACCACTGCAACGGCAGACATGAACGTGAGTTCCGGGCTTGTCGTTTACAGCCGGAATGGTTCTACCTTGAGTCCCATCACAGGGGCTTTCGGGACGACCACATACACATGGGCGTCCAATAGCTCCAATTACTCGAATCTTACGGGTGGGAAGAACTTCAGTTTCCCGATCAACGGATCTCTCACACCGGGGGAATACTGGGTGGGATTCCAGATATCCACCACGGACAACAGCAGCATTGGACTCTCCACTACATTGCTTGGTAACACCATTTCGATGATCCTGGGAGCGAGTTATTCGGCTTCCCAGATAGATGATTTCGGCAATACCTTCTCTGCCTCGCAGAACGTTGTGAGTCAGGGGATGTATACGGCTACCATCACCGCGACTAATCAGACCATAGCCATGTCCAATATCTCAGCGACCGGGACTAACGGGATGGCTGGAAACTTCCCGGTTATCTTCAGGAACTACTAATGAAACCGCAGTTAGTAATGCAGGATTGGGGTGGGGAACATAACAAAGACCTCACCAAGACGAGTGCGCGACTCATCAAGGGTGGGTCGTGGAAGCGCCAGCGGGTGGTCGTTGTAATACCTTCCGCCGACATGATGCCTGCAAAGGTCGCCTTGTCTTTGTGGAACCTCGCCTTCCCGCCGAACAATGGAGTGATAAGGATTCTGGCCTTAGGTCAGGAGGTAGGAGAGGCATACTCAAATGCGATAGAGCAAGTTTTGGCCCATCCAGACCTCAAGGACTGGGAATACCTGCTCACCGTAGAACACGACAACCTGCCTCCAGCAGATGGAGTTCTGAAGCTCATCGAGCGCATGGAGAACAACCCGGAGTTCTCAGGTATTGGAGGACTTTACTTCACCAAAGGCCCCGGGGGGTGCGCTCAAATCTGGGGCGATGTGAAAGATCCAGTTCAGAATTTCAGACCACAACCTCCAGATCCTAATGGCGGATTGGTGGAGTGTGTGGGGACCGGAATGGGATTCAATCTTTGGCGGATGAAGATGTTCCGCGATGAGCAGCTTAGAAAACCCTGGTTCAAGACCCTCTCAGGGATCGAGGGGAAGGGACAGGGCACCCAAGACCTTTATTTCTCAACAGACGCGAGAAAGTACGGATATAGATTTGCAGTTGATTGTTCAGTAAAAGTCGGTCATTTGGATTACAACGGAACCTTCGGGGAGATTGATACAGTATGGTAGCCACAGCAGAAACGGTCGTAGAAGTCCCTCTTTTAAAGCTGGATCTTGGGGCCGGTAAGAACGGCAAGGAGGGGTTTACTAAGGTAGACCGCAGGGCATTCCCCGGTATTGATGTAGTCGCTGAACTCACCGAGAAATGGCCGTGGGAGGACTCGTCAGTGGACGAGGCCTACATGTCCCACACCTTGGAACACTTCAACGGACCTCAGCGTGTATTCGTGATGAACGAGCTATACAGGGTCTTAAAGCCCGGGGCGAAGTGTCAGATTATCACGCCTCATTGGTGTTCATCCAGAGCCTATGGTGACTTCACTCACCAGTGGCCTCCGGTTGGAGAGATGTTCTATTACTACCTGTCAAAGACGTGGAGGAAGGACAATGCCCCCGACAATGACAAGGAGTGGAACCCCGACGGCTACGACTGTGACTTCGAGGCGACATGGGGTTATGGGATGAGACAGGATCTGATGGTAAGGAACCAGGAGTATCAGAACTTCGCGTTATCCAACTATAAAGAGGCAGCAATGGATCTCCATGCGTGTGTGATCGCAAAGAAGTAGATGGCTATTAATGGCGGGTTTCAGGTAGGGCCGTTTGAGCTTGATTTCCAGCAGATACTGCCAACCCCTGTTCAGCCGGGGCAGTTCCCGTTGCCTAACTATGTAGGACTTGACTGGTATGTTGCGTCCTACCAGATATTCATTGAAGGACTTGTACAGGGGAATCCCCCTTACATTGTCCCGATAGGCAAGTTCCAGCTTGTGCCTCCCGGGACTGTGGTGGGGCAGGTTCCATCCGTTGGGACTTTCGTGAGCAGAGGAACGAACATTCAACTGACCGTAGCGATGGAAAATCTCTTAAGCGTTACTTTCAACATGCTGCACTGATATGGGAAACCTTACCTCTACCGCCTCTGACATCATCACAGGCGCACTGATAAACATCACCGCCTACGCGGTAGGCCAGCCTCTGACTAATCAGGTGGCCTCGACCTGTATGCAGGTGCTGAATGACCTATTGGATTCTCTCTCAACCGATCAAGCCTTTATCTACACCCAGACTGAAAACATACTCAGCTGGAATCCAGGACAGTTTGAGTACACCGTAGGAAACCCGGTAAGTTCATCGACGTTCACCGGGACTCTAACCAGTGGGTCTCCTGTCATCACCGGAGCTACTGTTCCTGCCGGGGTAATCATCGAGAGCGATATCACGGACAACCAGGCTCTGTTGCCTGCCGGTACTGAGGTTTTAAGTTTCACGCCAACCACTGTCACGCTGGATCAGAACGCCACGGCGAACAGCACGGGCCTTGACGTATTCACCTACACCACCCCGGGAAACTTCAAGATCCCACGGCCCTTGAGGATTCGTTCAAGCTTCACCCGTGTAACAAACTCAGCCGCAGCAGGACTAGATTACTGGTTCGACATAGTTTCCCTTGATCGCTATAACGAGATTGGACTGAAATCAGTCCCGGGTCCGTGGCCATATCTGTGTGCCTATCAGCAGACCTTCCCTCTAGCGACTCTATGGGTTTACCCCAACCCATCTATCGCAGGGGAAGTACATCTTTTCACGGACCTGATTCTTTCAAGCTTCCCGACCCTGACGACTCCGGTAAACCTTCCCCCAGGGTATAACCGGGCACTGAAGAAGCTTCTGGGACTTGAGCTGTGTCCGCTCTTTGGGAAGACTCCTTCACCCCAACTGATCCTGCAAGCGAAGGAAGCCAAGGACTTACTCAAAGCACAGAACGTATCCCCTGTGGTCACACTCCGATACGACTCGGATCTGGTCAGGAGCCGGCATACAGACGCTGGCTGGATTGTTCAGGGTGGTTTTGTTTAATTGGTATCATGTGGTAATTACCGATAGAATATGCTCTCCATAGATAGGAGAGCTAAATGGGTAGATACGTATGGACGCCGGAATCTCTTGAGAGATGGCGTGAATCTATGCGGCTCAGGCGTGAGCGTGGGCCGATTGATAAATCCAAATGTGGTTTGCCGAGAAATAAGCCTTCTGATGTATGGAAGTACGTCAGTAAAGGCTTAGAGGATGAGTGCTGGAACTGGACCGCCGGGAAACAAGGCACCTACGGAGCATTCAGGATTGAGGGTAAATATTACAAGGCCCACCGAGTGGTTTATGCCATTGCACGCGGCCATATTGCATTAGAGGGACCATTGAGTCAGTACGACAAAACACATGTTTTGCATACTTGCGACAATCCCTTGTGCTGCAATCCAAAGCATCTTTACTTAGGAGATATCTGGGACAACATGCGCGATAAGGTAATGCGTAATCGACAGGCTAGAACAGGACCAAAGAAGCGTGTTTCAAGGCGGTGACTTCGGATTTATTGGAGGCGCGTACGAAGCCCCAAACCTTCTCCAAGATGCACAAAAACTCATAAATTTTTACGTCGAGATTGATAATCAGACCGGGGCAAAGATGCCAATAGCGCTCATCGGAGCGCCGGGGCTGAAACCGATCATCACTACGATTACAGGTGCGGTAAGAGGGATGTGGACTCTGCCAGGGAATCTTACGCTGCTCTATGTGGTAGCGGCGAATGTGTATCTTGCAACCGTTACTGTACCTGCCACCTCTACCTCAATCGCACAGTTCTCAGTCACCCAGGTAGGGACACTGCTCACCAATTCAGGTCGGGTGGTGATCCGGGATAACGGGGTATTGTTCAACGGCCTTGGAGGCTATGCGGTTCTGGTCGATGGCCTGTATGGCTATTTCTATAGGCTCTCCGGAGCCGGGACAATTACCTTTACCGGCAACCTCACGATCAACACCCCGACCGTTTCCTTCGGTGTAGGGGCCTTGGTACCGAATAACCTCATCGTTGCAGGCGGGGTTGTTACCGATAGTGCCGGCGCTCTCCCGGCCTCTACCAAGATTTCATCGGTGAGCTTTACCGCGAACACGATCACGCTCTCGGCCAATTCAGCCTCAAACCAGTCAAACGATGTTTTCACGCTGAACCTTCCGGCATTCGGGCAGATTCTCGACCCTGCGTTCTTAGGTGCCGACAGGGTGGCGTTTATTGAAGGGTGGTTGATATTCAACCAGCCGGGAACAAGGACGTTCTACACTAACGCCCCGATCCCTTACACGCTCACCTTTGCCGGAGCCTTCTATGCTCTTAAGGACTCATCCACGGACAACCTCATAACCCTGCATGAGAACAACAGGGAGTTGTGGCTGGTAGGAGAGAGGACGACGGAGGTCTGGTACAACTCAGGTGGGGTTAACTTTTCGTTCTCACGCCTCCCCGGTATCGGTCCTCAGATGGGGTGTGCTGCTAAACACTCCATAGCAAGGATAGGGCCGAATCTGATCTGGCTTGCCAGAAACGAGCAGGGCGAGAACATGGTCTTTATGACCAACCAGTACACCATGCAGAGGGTTTCAACCCATGCGATAGAGGCAGCCCTTTCCGGCTATACCTTTGTCTCGGATGCTATCGGGGATGTGTACGAGGACAACGGACACGTCATGTACGTCCTCACCTTCCCCACCCAGGATGTGACCTGGTGCCTGGATCTCACCGTCTTTATGGCGAGTGAAGGGAAACTAGGCTGGTGGCAAAGACTGTCATGGAACAGTACTTCCGGGACCTATCACCGTCATGTAGCGAACTGCTATGCCAACTTTGCTGATCTACGCCTGTGTGGTGACTATCAGACCGGCCAGCTCCACCAGCAGGACAGGAGCTTTTATACGGATGCCGGAAATCCCTTAAGGGCTCAAAGACGTACCCCCCACGTGTGGAAGAAGGAGAGCCGTGAGCGAATCTTCTTTGCCCAGCTACAGGTGGAATTTACCCCAGGTGTAGGCCTTCAGTCAGGCCAGGGTACTGATCCACAGGTCATGGTGAGATGGAGTGATGATGGTGGATTTTCATGGGGGACGGAACAATGGGTATCCATTGGTAAGGTCGGGGATACCCGTAATCGGGCGGTTATCTACAACCTAGGCGAAGCAAGGGACCGGGTATGGGAGGTCAATATCTCCGACCCTGTAAAACGGGACATCATCGGGGCAACCTTGTGGGCTGAAGCATGAGTTTAAACCGCATGCCGACCTATACGGAGCCATTGGAGACGGGATCGAACACCACCCGTGGGTGGTATACCTTCTGGCTTGGGTTGATGCAGGGCCAGCCTACAGGCCCTGTAAGCACTATCGTGCCGGGGGTCTCCCCATACAGCTACGTGGCTCCCCTCGGAGGTACGGTCATCTTGACGGGTGGTACCGTATCAAAAGTAGAGGTGAGCCGCGACGGGGTGACATTTTTTGTCACCGGGCAGACCTCCGGCATGTTCCCACTATCCCAAGGAGATACTTTGAGGACGACTTATTCAGCGGTTCCTACGGCTACTTTCATCCCCAAATGAACGCCATTGAGATCGTAGTCCGAAGGCAGATGCGCCAAAAGGTAAGCGCTCTACAGACTGAGGTTTTAAAGCTACCCCAATGGCAACCCGAGACTCATCACTACTTTGCAGACGGTATGTACTGCCGTGAGCTTCCACGTCCTGCCGGGGCCTTGATAGTCGGGAAGGTTCACAAGCGCGAGCACTTCTACATGGTGATGTGCGGGACTGTTCTCATCACTAATGGGGACGAGGAACCGATAGAGGTAACTGGCCCAAAGGTAATCGTGAGTCACCCAGGAACCAAGCGTGCTGTGTATGCCAAGACAGACGCAGTATGTATCACAGTCCATCGTACCGACGAGACTGACTTAGGAAGAATTGAGGATGAACTGGTAGAGCCTGATTCGGAGTCGGCTTATCTACCGGGGAACATTCTCAAGAGGATAGAAAAATGTCCTTCATAGCTGCTGCCATTATCGGTGGGGGTGCTCTTGTTGGTGGGATGATTCAGGGTCAGGCCGCACAAGGCGCTGCGCAGACTCAAGCCAATGCTGCGATGAATGCGCAGAACATCTCGCAGCAAGAGTTCCAGACAATCACAGGCCAAGAACAGCCGTTCATGCAGGCTGGTTATGGCGCTCAAAGTGCTTTGAATTATGGGATGGGGATCGGAGGTTCTCCAGGACAAACAGGCTTGGGGTCTGGAAGCCTCACGGCTCCTTTCACTACCCAGAACTGGCAGCAGTTGTCACCCATGTATAACTTCACCAAGCAGCAGGGCCAACAGGGAGTGTTGAATCAGGATGCTTCCCAACAGGGTTCACTCTCCGGGTCTGCCGCAAAGGATCTGATCAACTACAACCAGTCGGCTGCTAATCAATCCTTTGGACAGGCTTTCAATCAGTATCAGACTCAGCAGGGAAACATATTCAACCGTTTGTCCGGTATCGCACAATTGGGTCAGAACGCAGCTGCGAACACTGGGCAGCAAGGGACGGCGCTTGCGGGCCAACAGGCAACGAGTGCGCAGAATATTGGTACAGCATTGGCTGGTGGTCAGGTTGGAGCGGCAAATGCTTACAGCGGGGCGATCTCTAGCGCTATGCCGTGGCTGTATGGTGGTGGTCAACAACCACCAGTCTCATGGACAGGAGATTCTTCGCTCCTTGGGGCTATAGGGTAAACATATGCCCGACATGATTGGTACTCCGGTCGGGGCAATGATTCAGCCACCTGATCCTATGCAAGGCGTCAGGACGCTCTCAGGGATCATAGGGATTCAACAGCAGAAGCAACAGTTACAGACTGGACAATATCTACAGCAGACGGCGCAATCTGGAGCGATCAAAGCTCAACAGGAAGCGCGCGAAACTCAAGCTGGAGCGTCTTTACTATCTGATCCGGTAGGCAATGGGATCTTGGAAGCAGATGGCAAGACACCAACACAGAACGCTCAAAGCATCATCATGCGGACGATGCCCACAACTGGGGCTGCTCGCTTTGGAGATATCGTTAAAGCAGCTCAGGGGAAAGTTGAGTTTGATAACGCCAAGAACAATCTGAACCTGAATGAACGGCAAGCCTACAACTCAGCAGTGGCCGGCGCCGCTGCTGGGGCACAAAGCCCGCAAGACATTAAGGATGCTTCTGCCCAGTTTCTGGAAGCTACCAAAGGCTCTCCGGTTGCTGCTGATTACGAGACTATGGATAAGCACCTTAATACGGTGCTGGATCATGCCAGTAAGCAGCCAACTGTAGAGGGACAAGTAGCACCTTGGAGACAGACTGCGCTTCAATATGGACGTTCGGTATTAGGAGCACCGCAGACTGTTGGGGCTAATGGAATCGGCGCGCCTGCCGCAACTACTATTCAAACTTCAGGAGGGGTACAGGGAGGCGTTCAGGCCCCGCCATTACAGGGAGGTGGGCTTTCCGTAGCCGGTGCTCCTGTTATGAATGCGCCGCCACCTGGAGTTACTCAGGCCCCCTCAGGTGCATTGGTCCGAACAGGAGCTGGTGGAATTGGGGGTGGGGCAGGAGGTGGAGGGCCTCCAGCAATGAGGCCTCCTGCTGGTCCGGCGCAAGGCCCACAACAGATCGGCCGCATTAACGGCAGACCGAGAACCGCTCAGGATGATGCGCCACCGCCTAATGCTCCTACAGCAACACAGCAGCAGTTTGCCGCTTCTGCCAAGGCTGCTAATGAACAGGTAGCTAACGCCCGCTCTATAGATGACCAGTACGGCACTAATATGTCGATTGCTCATACCATCAGACATCTATCAGCAGACACCAATACTGGGCCAGGTACGGCAGCATGGACTCGCGGGATGGGTGTCCTTAGTTCTCAGGCTGGAGGTTCAGAAGCGGTAGCGAACTATCAGACATTAGGATCATTCCTTGACCGTCAGGCCGCTGGATTGCGTCAACAGATGAACATCCCGGAAACCAACATGGGGCAGGCTACGGCTCAGCTGATTGGTGGGACGACCGAGTACCAACGCGGAGCTATTCAGGCCAAGAACAACCTCAATGAAGCCTTGACAGAAGGCGCTCATCTATATCGTCAGGGTCTGGATAGAGTTGAAGGGTTTACGGGTAATGCAAGTCCGCAGGCAGTACAGCAATTCAAATCCGTATGGGCACAGAACTTTGATCCCGTAGCACAGGAATACAAGTTGGCTGTTAAGCGAGGCGATACTGAGGCTGCACAAAAGATTGTAAGTGGCTTGAGTCCCGAGGAACGTAAGACCTTAGCCGCTAAGGGACGTGCCATTGACGATCTTACTCAAGGATATTTCCCTAAATGACTGATGATGTGTGGTCAGGTCTTGACGATCCTCAGCCTCAAAATACTGTTGCACCTGATATCTGGTCACATTTGGAAGCTGGCAAAGTGCCTGCATCTACAGGCGCAGCTTCCGTACAAAGCGCAAGCGATGCAATCCCTCTCGAATCTGCGGCCAAGGGGATTGTTGGGATGGGGGAGAACGTCCTTAGTGGCGTTACAGGCGGGGCTGGTAGTCTCGCGGATGCTCTGACGCTTTCTGATCCTGGCACTCACGATTGGGCATACCGCCCTAAAACTGAAGCCGGGCAACAATTAGCCAAAGCCATCAATATCGGGGCCGGGAAGGTTGGCAACGCATATGACGCTGCCTTTGGAACTGGGCCATTAGCAACAACCATCAAGGAACGAGTGCCTGAGGCCTTAGGGGCTGTCGGAACGGTAACAGGAGCTGCGGGGCTTGCTAAAGGCGTCCTGCGCCCTAGTTCCTTTACTGCAGATGATGTTGCGGCTGAATCTTCTCATCCCTTACAGGGTGTTGCAGATGCCGAGACCGCACGGATATCCCAAGCTGTCGCGAAAGGTCGGGCAGCAGGAATGGAATTACCAGACAGGACTATTACTCCGACCCAAGGTGCTGCTAATCAAATCATCCGCGATGAATTTAATATGCCCGGAAGCGCGCCAATTACACCCAAGATGTTGGATGCCGTCCGGCAGAACAACTATGCACCTGGATATCAGGCGGTAGAGAAGATCCCCAAGGTTCAGTTGGGGTCCGCATATGAAGATGACATTGGGAATGTGGATCTGAGTGCGATTAAGGACAAATATCAACCGCCTCCTGGAGGCAGCATTACAGGTGCGAGGGCAGTTGATTTATCCAAATACCTTAGAGAAAAAGCCTCGGCTTACTTTCAGGAAGGCACCGTAGATGCGACTGAGAAAGGTCAAGCCCATTGGGATGCGGCTCAAGCGGTAGAAGATGCCGTAGAAAGGCGGCTAAAGGCTACCGGACAAGCTCAGACGGCTACGGATTGGGATAACGCCAGAGTGGGCTATGCCAAAACCTATAGCGTTCAAAGCGCATTGGATGGGGCCGGGAATGTCGTGGTGCCGAAGCTCAAATCCCAGTTGATCCGTGGCAAGCCGCTATCGGGTGGATTAGAGGATCTGGCGACTATGGGGGCGGTAAACCCTGAGGCTTTCAAGGCTACCCCACAGGCACCAAAGCCAAGTCTATTGCGAAGGATCGGTGCTCGCTCTGCACCAATGGCAGGTGCGGCGGTAGGAGCTTATTTGGGAGGTCCGCTGGCTCCATTGACAGGAGCGGCAGGGGCAGAACTAGGACAGAACATCGGAGAACAGCTATTAAGGCGTCCTTAGAATCTCGCGTAGAACCGCGTAACCGATGATGAGAACCAAGGTAGTTATTAGTATGACCATACAGCCATTGTACCCCTTTAAGACTGTATGACCATCTCTGCCTTTCCCACTCCCTACACTCCATTTCGGGGGTTCGCTAACGATGGAAGCCCTCTTTCTGGGGGTCTACTTTGGAGTTACGCCGCCGGGACCAATACCCCCTTAGTAACCTATCAGGACCCCGGACAGGTCACTCCGAACCTCAATCCGATAGTACTTAATGCAAGGGGGGAAGCTCCGGTATTCCTCCCTCCCAATGTGGCCTACAAGTTCCTGCTGACAGACTCACTCGGAAACACCATCCCCGGCTGGCCTATCGACAACCTGGAACTGACGCAGCTCATCACCCTTTTCGGTGGAATAGATACAGGGTCAACCAACGCCTACATACTCACTTTTACTACCCCGCAGAGTGCCTACACCAATGGGACGGTGATCTACTGGATTCCAGCGAACAACAACTCCGGGGCCTCGACGATGAACGTCAATGCTCTGGGGATAGTTTCTATCGTCAATCCGAACGGAACGCCTCTAGGAGCTAACCAGATAGTTGCCGGTCAGATGACTCAGATCATCTACTACAACGGCCAGTTTCAGCTTGTTTCCATAGGTAATTTTACAGGGTCAACTATAGGGACTTTCGGGCCTGAAACAGCCATTCCCAGTGCTTCTACGACAGATCTGGGGAGTGCCTTGGCCCATGTGGTGCTGATTACCGGGACTACCACGATCACGTCCTTTGGGACGTCTGCCTCCCTCTCAGCGCCTATCTACATCGTCAGGTTCTCAGGTGGTCTTACTCTCACCTACAACCCATCGACCATGCTCCTGCCGGCTAATTCCTCGATCATCACGACCGCCGGGGATGCTGCAGTAGTTGAGTATTTAGGTTCCGGGGCATGGAAGGTTCTCGTCTACCAGATATTCTCCGGGGCTAACCCCAATACAAAGGTAAAGCCCTCAGATACGGCTATAACCTCAAACGCTGTCCTTACCGCCGATCCTGATCTGGTGAGTAACAGCCTTGTTATCGGACGCTACTCGTTCGAGCTTTACCTTGTCTTTGACGGTCCTGCTGCCGGTGGGTTCCAGTGGACTAATGGTGGGACGGCAGTTGACTCCCGGGGTCTTATGCCGGCCTTGGCCTATGGGTGGGTCAACGCGGGGGCTTACGGGCCTAAATCCGACACTTTCTACTCGACTACCATCACTTACACGACCATAGGAACAGCAGCGGACGCAAACCAGGTTCTCTACAAAGGGACGATGCTGGTAGGGACGGCAGGAACCTTAAGCATAAGCTGGGCACAGGCTTCATCTAATGCCTCCCCGACCACCTTAAGGGCCGGTTCCTACCTCAATACGACGCTGCTGAACACAGGTTCCAGCGTGAGTAATGTGACCCGCCAGTACACCACCGGGACCGGCACTGAGACCGTCCCCAGCGGCTACAACACGGTCACAATCGAGGTTTGGGGTGGAGGTGGCGGGGGTGGTAATGGACGCCTCGCAAGGCCTAGTCCGCCACTCTACGCAGGGGGTGGAGGGGGAGGGGCTGGAGGGTACTGCCGCTCAGTCGTGACGGTTACAGGGTTAGGCGGCGATACCGTCACCTATAGCGTAGGGGCTGGAGGGGCTATAGCCACCATCGGGACTCTAAGCTCCGTGACCGCAGGCACTTTAGCCATGACCACCATGACGGCAAGTCCCGGAGCCGGGGGAGCAAGTGCCTCAGGGTTTGCATCCGGTGCCGGCGGAGCTGGTGGGGCTGCTGTCGGTGGGACTGTGGTTAATACGACCGGCGGATCAGGACAAGCTGGTTACCAGACTTCGGATGGTTCAGGAACAGGAGCTGCCGGGGGTCAGGTTACAGGACTATTCGGTTCCGGGGGTGGAGGGGGAATGGGTGGGGGTGGAAGCCCAGCAGCAGGAAACGTGGGTTTGAGCGGCCTCATAATCTTCTCGTATTCGGTCTAGTTATGACAGCCCAGCTAAGTCCCGCTCCGGTTTTCAAAGCCTTCAATAACGATGGAACCCCTTTGGCTGGCGGACTTCTCTACAGCTATACGGCAGGAACAACTACTCCCCAAGCCACATACATAGATTCAACTCAGTCCACACCGAATCTTAATCCCATAGTCCTGAATGCTCGCGGTGAGTGTGCCTTATGGCTCAACCCAACCCTGGGCTATAAGTTCCTTCTTACGGACTCTCTAGGGAACACGATTCCCGGATGGCCTGTAGACAACATCACAGGGGCACTTTCAAGCGGGAATATAATCCCTTCGGTAACCAACTCCTTCACGCTCGGGAGTCCTACTTTCTCTTGGGCCAATCTTTATCTTGGTCCCAACAACTCCCCGGCTTTAGATACTGCAACCGGAAACATAGGGTATGTCGCTCGAACAAATGCAGAGATCAGTGCTGCTGTCGTTCCTGTTGATTTCAGTTACCAGCCTTTCGACATTCGCCGTTATGGTGGGGACCCTACTGGAGTTAGTGCAAGCGATACGGCATTAGCCAGTGTCATTTCAGTTTGCGGGACAAATGGTGGGACAATCACGTTTCCACCAGGGGTCTTTAACTTTGCCGGACAGATCGGGCTTAACGTCAAGCGCAATATCATCCTGCAAGGTTCTGGGGGACGCTCTGCCGGGGCAGCTACCGCGACCATCATTCAGTACACCGGAACTGTCTCCAGTGTCTTTATCAATCTTAATTCATCTATCGGATGCTCCATCAGGGACTGTCAGATTGAATACAACCAGGCTTCATGGGGGAATGGGACAAATACTCTCATCGGTTGTAACAACGATGGAACAAATGGAGACCCCGCATACAACAGTCTCGTCAACTGTCTACTTGGTTCAAGTCTCGGGACTGGGGGGGCTGTCCTTGTAGATATCAACAAGTGCATAGATTTCTACTTTGAGAATTGTTCTTTCATCTACGGGAATCCTGCTATCCGTGGTGTAGCTGTAGGCGGTGGTGGTTACTCCAATGTAGTCACTGTAAAAGGGTGCAGCTTCAATAGCACCCGTAACGTTTTTGGGGCTGTGTACTACCCGGGAGAAAGCTGGTCATTTATCGGGTGTGACTTTGAAGCGAGCGCAACAGGAACAGCTTGCGGAATCTTAGGCAGTTCAACAGTCCCATTAACCAAGGGATTGTCTATAACCGGGTGTTGGTTTGGGGACGTGACTCTCGGTGGCTCCATCTGGTGTACGTTATACGGTAACGGGATCTCGATCTGTGGTAATCGTTTCGGTGGATTCACTACTACATATGCCATTTCCCTTAACAGTTGTAATGGAGTCCTGATAGCAGGAAACAGCTTCGATACCTTCACTGGAGGTATTGACTTCACTACTGCCACAATCACTGGCGTTTCGATAGTAGATAATTACTTCACAGGTGTTACGACTGCACTTACCACAACAACCAATGCTCCTGCGAATCTTGTATTCAATCCCAATAGCCCGCTTATTGCTCCCCCTGCTGGACTTGGTAAGGCAGCCATAAATGGCTACTCAATCGATGCCAACGGGATAGTTGAGCAGTGGGGATCGGCTACCGTCACGATAGCTACGCCCTTAGCTGTGACCTTTGCTACCAACGGGATTGCCTATCCCAATGCAGTGTGGAATATGCAGGCGACACTCGTAAGTCCGTCAGCTCTTACGGACACAGTAAGTCTATCCAGTATCTCCACTACAGGCTTCACGCTTAACGTTGCAGGGACCGCAGGGACCAGTGTTGTCTACTGGCGGGCAAGAGGGAATTAAATGCCAGAACGTGATCCCAACGGGGATGAATGGACTCTTAAAACTCTTAGGGTCTTGATCGAAGCTAACGACCTGCGTTACTCCCAACGCTTTGCCGCACAGTCGGAAGCACTCTCGGCAGCCTTCACCGCCCAACAAAATGCCGTTAATGCCGCTTTGACAGCAGCGGACAGAGCAGTTCTTAAAGCCGAGTCAGCATCAGAGAAACGCTTTGATGCGGTGAACGAGTTTCGTGCGTCACTCGCTGATCAATCGCGTCTGCTAATGCCTCGTGCTGAGAGTGAACAAGCTTCCAAGACTCTCAAAGAGCAGATGGACAAGCTGGAAAAGGACTTCCGGGAAAGATCCAACATCACGGCAGGAGTCAAGGAAGGGACACGAGAGAATAAAGAAAACCACACTGCTATTTGGACACAAGTGGCCTTGGTGATTGCGATATTAGGCAACGTGGTACTTACGCTTTACTACGTCGCTCACTGGGGTGCTAAGTGAGTGAGGCTTTGGATATCTTCACCAAGCGTGTTCCTGTTGAGGAAGGGGTCAGGTACTACGCCTACAATGACGCTACGGGGAAGTCAGTCACCTTAAAACCAAATGGGAATCTCTCTATCGGGATCGGGGTAAACCTTGAGATAGGGTTAGATCCTATAGAGGTCTCCTGGTTGTTCCTGCACAGGGCTGAGTTAGTAGAGGAACAGTTACTCCCCCTTACCTGGTATTCATCCAGCGATCCTGTACGTCAGTCCGTGGCTTTGGATATGGGGTTCAATATGGGAGTTGAAACCTTGATGAAATTCACCCAGATGATAGCGGCTTGGGGGGCACAGAACTGGCAGTTAGCCGGAGCGCAGTTACTAGCCTCCAAGGCCGCAAGAGAGGATCAGGAGCGGTATGAGAAACTAGCGAGTATCCTTGTGAGCGGTAGCGATACATGACTGAACCACCGCTTAACTTCTGGCAGTTCCTGACCAATCTTTTTGTTTGGTTCGAGGCCCGTACAACCCGCATAATTGCGGTAACACTCGGGACCGTCACAACTCTTGTTGGCACTGGCCTTATCCCTGAAACGTCGTTGAAGTACTTTGCCGGTGCCATTTCCATCCTGACATATTGGCGTGCGCAATCGGTTTCGAATACTGTCGCCAATGCAAAAGCCATCGTCCACCAGCAGCAGGTGGATGCGGCTTCCCCGATAAAGACCTACGTGCTGCAAGCCTCCCCTCCCCCATCAACGGAGATACCAAAGACATGAGTACCCCGAATCCAGTTCCGGCCCCCAGCGGTTCACTTCTTCTTGAGCTTCTTAAAGCCGATGTGATTGCCATTGAAGGCCCGGCAGTCCTGTCCTTCCTGCAGAACTTCCTCTCAGCCAAGACAGCTTTAGGTCGTACTGCCGCATTGATCCAACTCAACGGGGATCTTACCGGCGGGTTGATAAAGGTCGATGCTTCTATTGCAGGACAGGTGCAAGGTGCGCTTTCTACTAAGCTCGAAGCTTCTATTGCAGCCGCACAAGCTGAGATTGCAGCAGCCTCCACGGCACAGACAGCATCGGTCGCTGCCTTGGCTGCCTCGTTACCACCAAAGACACCGTAAGGAGAAATGTATGTCTGACCCGAAGAAACCAAAACCTGAAAGATGGCCCCCACCACCACCTCAGCCAAAGCCCGAGCCGGAGCCAGATGAGGACGAAGGCTCCTGACGAAAGTCCTGCTGTTGCCAGGAATCCACACGGAGGCAATCTCTTGTGTGGAGAACCTCATTCCGTATCTTGTGGCAGCAGGATTGCAAGTCACCTATATCGACTATGGCTATATATTGGGATTGGAAACAAAGTTAGCTAATCCTTTGGTGTGGAGAACGATGCTCCCTTTTGTTGAACCTGGTTCGATCCTTGTGGGTCACTCAAATGGGGCTGCGATCTGCTACGACCTAATGAATGCTGGAGCCAGGGTAAAAGGATGCGTGTTCATCAACGGGGCATTGGACCCAAGGATCACGAGAGCCGTGGATGTGTCGTTCATAGACGTTCTCTACAACCCCGGAGACACTATTACTGAGGTTGCGGAGATTGCCTCAGTCTTGGGGATAACCGATCCCTCATGGGGAATGATGGGACACATCGGATACTGGGGGACAGACCCTAACATTCACTCCATCAACTGCGGAGCTACCCCAAACATGCCGGTAGTCTCAGGGCACAGTGACTTCTTCGAGCCTCACAACATCGCCCAATGGGGGCCGTACGAAGCTCAAAGGATCGTGTCGCAGGCATGAACGCCACCGTAAACGATGCTGACCTCATCGCACAACGGGTGCTGGATGACTATGTGACAGTGAGTACTGATGACGTGTTTGCCTTGGCTCAAGCCTACAGACGTGTAGTTGAACAACGCGACGACTGGAAGGCAAGACACGATGTTGTATTCGAGGACCGGGAGAGCCTGAGACGAAAGGTAGAAGAACTGGACACATGAAGTGCAAGAAGACCCTGAAGTTCGCAGGTAAGGTATTTAAATGCCTTTTACCCGCAGGACATAAGGGTAAGTGCAAATTCACCTAAAGGAATCTTTATGATTACCATGTTGCTGACCGCGTTTATCGTTCTTTGTATAGTAGGGCTCATCCTCTGGGGCGTGAACCAAATTCCCGGTATCCCGCCGATCATCAAGACTGTCATCTACGTCATCATCGGGGTGATAATCCTTGTATGGCTTCTGAACTACGTGGGTGGTGGGAACATGAACTTCGGCAATAACGGATTCAGGCATTAGAGGGTAAAACCTATCCTGAGACTGTAGGGATAACGGTCAAGGCAGCTTAAGGGCTTCGCGGGCTATTTCAATGCCTTCCCACGCCCAAGTGGTGGCGGCGATCTTCTCCAGCGCCGCGCGCAGCCGCTCGATCTCGTTAAGCAGCGGACGCACCGGGTAAATCTCGGCGTACGCCTCGCGGAGCATCGCCAGCTCGTCGGCCGTCGGGAATTTGTCCGCGAAGTGATCGTTGTTCGGTTTTGAGGACAGCGGGTCATTTTCTGGGAATGCCATGCTTCCGTCCTTCTTGATGAAACGCCCTAACTTCTCATCGAATGCTAATAACTCATTCTCGCTCATGCCTCTCTCCATACGCCGCGCTCAAGAAAGCCGTGCCACTGATGCCCAGCCGCGCCATCGCTGACGAGAATAGACGGACTCACGGTCAGGGTTCCGTCATTGTGCTCGATCACTTGGTGAGAGCCTAGGTTCGCTGTCAGATCAATGTGCGGGTCGGAGTAGGGGACGCGCGCGTACCAAGCGCCGCGATAGAACGTGTACTCTCGCCGATGGAGCTGATGCGGCTCCTTGTCTGGCCTATGGATCGCCAGATCGGTGATCTTCGTTTCCGATGTCCGCTGTTCTACCACGAAATCACCTGATCCTCTATCAATGCGTTTATGGTTCTCAGCACTCCGTGTGCGAACGCCAGTTGTGTTGTTTCGTCCTTGTGGCTATCTACGAATTGATGGCATGCGCTACAACCCCAGGAAGCAATTGCGTCAGGTGACTTCATTCCTAGTCCGCTGATTCCAGAAAGCCTGAAGTGGCACAGTACAACCGTTTCAGGGTTGTGATTGCAACACGGTAAACGGATCTGGCAATTCTGCCCTTTAGCTAGTTTTCTCAAATCGGTCATATCCGGCCCTGCCTGCGTGATGCCTCAAGCGTGCGGAATACTTCCACGATCAGTTCTTCCGTCGCCCTTTTCGCTTTGACCCTTTCGTAGGCTTCAATAGCACCAAAGTAATCGGTTTGGCGTTCTTGCACTTCAGCGGATGTCTCAGCTTTAGCTTTCCGTTCCTCGTTATTCCCTTCACTAAGGAGGAAAATTCGCTTGCGAGCAAGATCCGCAGCATATTCCTGTCGCAGATATGACACCTTGAGGTCCGCCGCTTCCTGATCCGTTGTGGCGAGGTAGACAAGTGCTTTCTCCAAGCGTTCTTCGCTAATCACGATAAGTCTCAAGCCACTTGCGCCAGATAGCCTTAGTCGTGGTCTTATCCGCTACCAGCTTGTCAAGAACGCACATATAGAGTTCTGGTTGTTCGATAAGGTAAGCCTTCACATAGGCTCTTAAGTCATCAGCTATCTCAAACTCATCTAGATCGGCTGTGAGAATGTAGGCGAGCATGTGGACGTGGGATTCCACCACTTCAGGTTCAACCTGGGATAGGTCTCCGCGAGGGTCTATACCGAGTTGTTCGATCATTGGCCGCGCAGGGACCGCAAAATAGCCTGAACCCAGATACCAAGATCGGCTGGCTCTTTGACAACACCGGCCCGGATCAACTCGGCACCCCAATTGCTGCAACATGGCCTTTCGACGTCAGTGACGCTCAGGAGTGCGTTCTGAGCGTGCGTAGCTGGCGTAGGAGAGGCGATAGGTGAGGGGATGTGGGGTACAGGGGTAGCTGGGTACTTCTGTTCCTCTGGGGGCTTCGTAGCCGCCTGTATCATCTTCCAGCTATTGATGAACCAGATCGTGCTCCCGTTGTAGACCTTGGAATTGGCGTCAAATTCGATGCGATCCCCGGAAACCAAACCCCCTAAATCGACTTTAGCTGCACTATAGGTCTTGTCATCAATGATGATGATGGGCTTTTGGCTTTGGGACATGCCACGCCTTGTAACCGTACCGATCATGTTCTTTCCTCGTAGCTCTGCAACCACTTGATGTACTCGGGGTCCGATGCCAACCATCCTGCTTCTTCCTCGTAGCGCGCCTGTTCTGTCTGTTCTAGTTGTCTGCGGTCATTGTCCGGGTCGTTCATGGTTTCCTCGTTGCCAGTATTCCGATGTTCTTCTGGATCTTTCCGATATCTGACTCAATCACCCGCAGGCGTTCGTTAAGCTCGGCCCGCATATCCCGTAGCTCTGTCACGACTGTCGGTCGTTTCGCTCTCTTGGTTGGTTTCTTCTTCATGGCTTCTTCCTCATCCCCAATCCTGAAAGAGCTAATGCGAGTATCAGGAGTAAGAGACTGTCAGGCTCGGGAACCTGGAATGTGATCTGGCTAAATTCA